CGCCAATATGCAGCAGTGCTCGACCTTATCTGCTCACAGCACTACGGAGTATCATGGGATGCACTTAAAGAGGCTGATGAAAAGTGAGTTTGTATCGAGGGGAGCTAGTGTGCATATCGAGAGGAGCTGGTGTGTATGAATCATGACAGCGGCAGGCCAGACAGCAATGCAATCAATAGGCTTTTAGGCGATTTACAGAAGATGCGGGATGAATCTATCAGAGCATACTCGGTATTTTTTGCGAGCATCCCTGATGACTATATCTTATTCGATGGACTAAAACATTCAAGCCTCGTGTACCTGCTACGCCTAGGTGAGTGCAAGCGAAAGGCGCGTCGCATTGTACACTCACGTCGCAAGCCTAAAGGCCGCTCATGATTACCACATCATCTAGCGCATTCATCGAAGAAGTAGCAGCTTCCATGGTCGTTGCATTATGCGCATCATGGAGGCGAGGTGCGCCAATCTACACGACTGATGGCATGTGGGAGGCTACGATTGAAGAGCCACACCCAAGTGGCGGTACGGTGATATATCCAGTGCACTACAAGTGGCATTACCTCACGCCACACATCCAAGAGATTTATCAGTACGCACGCACGATATATGGAGATACCCAACATGCCCAAACGCCAACCACAGAAAGCTAGACCACAGGCACCATTCGGCGATCGTACGTTCATCGCACGCGTGCCTGATACCCAATCCGACTACAAGGCCGATGTGTACCGCACCGACTGGCAGGAAGTCGAGATAGAGTATCTCATCGACGGGCGCGTCATCGACCGCGATTCTATCGCATTCCCCACACCAGATGCGTGGGCGCGAGCGGGATATGTGGCCCAAGAGCGAATTCGCGCATGGTTTCGACAGCTCAAAAACTCGTCCGAAATTGGTCAATAAATCCGCTTGACAAATCATACTATAGTATATATACTAATGTCATGAGGTTCGATAGAGAAACCTCCCGATGCTGAAGAGGAGCACCGAAATGAGCAAGCCACTGACAATCACCCCAGCCGCCATGATGACCATGATTGACGAGATTCACGAGAGCATCACCGCTGTGAGCTGGAATACTGCTAGCGAAGTCGCTCAGACCGTCCGCGACAGCCTCCACGAGGACTGCGCTAACGAGTACGGCGAGGCAGTGACCGATGCGATGATCATCGACGTGGTCAGCTACTGGATTGGCGTCAACGACAGCATCATCGATGGCGAGCAAATGCGCGCTAATGCCAACGAGATGACCGCCGACCTCACCGAGGAGCCAGAGGTCTACAGCGACATCGCAGAGTACCGCTGGATTCGCGATATGTTCGCAGCTGTCGCCGATCGCGCGTAATCACGACGAAACGGGGTGAGCTCACCACTCACTCTGTCCGCTGGTGAGACCAGCGCTGATGAGTCGATTGTACTGAAGAGGAGTACCGCCATGAAGACTAAAACCCCAGCCATCGGCCGATTCTACGCCCTGCAATACCTGATTAGCTTGTCCTGTGAGCTCCGCTCACTCAACCCCGATAAGTGGGTTGGGAGTGTTCGCCAAGCGGGCTTCGACACCCTCGAGTTCCGCGTCTCCAAGAGCGATGGTGGTCGCTACTGGATTGGCGACGTGGTCATGGACGGCTTGACCATCGCTCGCTACATCAGCGGGGTTGATCTCCCAACGCCCGCAAAGGGCTTCGCAGATGCTCGTGCAGCCGTCGCCAAGCTTCTCGGCAACCGCGCGGTCAAAGTGCGCCGCCCCGACATCGAGTGGGTCAAGCAGGAGGTGCGGTAATGACGTATCAAGTCCAGCAGGAAATCGCTTTGCGTGAGAAAGTGTTCGAGGTGATTACTCACATCCACGACTGCCATTTCGATGTCCGCACGGCCATGGCAGGAGACACAATCGCCACTATCAGAGGCGAATGGAAGACCTGCCCGCTCACGATAGATCAGCTCGACTACTACCTCACCGAATGGGAAACGCAAAACCCGCTCCACTAATCCAGACACACAGAACCCCCGGCCAATCGGTCGGGGGTTTCTCTATGTGCACGGCATCCCCAAGGGCTGTGTGATGGCATACGTGCGTTACCGTTTAGCTGGCAAAGTCAGAGCGTTCTACTATGCAGTATGAAGTGCGTTACCATCAGGAGCCAATCCTACTCTCACGCACCGTCGAGGTTTTACGACATCTCCATAGACTCTGCACGAATCACACTTCGCTCATACATAGTATACCAGATACACGAATCCCCCTCGCGCCGTGTCACAGTACGCTGGGGGATTCGTGTACGCTGTTACCTATAGAACTAGGAGAACAATCTCATTGTACCATACTATGCAGAATCGTGCATATTGTGTACGATAGAGGCAGGACAGGTTTTTTAGTGGAGTGCCCATGCCATGAATCCAGATAGCTCAGAGTTTCGCGACCTCCGCGATACGGTCATCCGAATGCACGAAACCCTCAAGCACCTCACCTCGCGCGTTGACGATATCGTCCTTGACCTGAGAGTACGTATCGATAATCACGAGGATCGCCTCCGCGCAGTCGAGCGCAATATCTGGATGGGTATCGGTGGCTTGGCAGTCCTCCAAATCGTGCTGCGCTATTTCATGTAGGAGATGACCATGGATATCACGACCAAAACACTCGCCATTGTGACCATTGTCAAGGTGCTTGTTGATATGACCAAGATGGCAAACCCCACTCTCAAGCCATGGGTACCACCATTCACCTCAACCGTGTTCGGCATTATCACGGCCGTCCTGCTCGATCTCTCGGCAGGTGTGCCTATCAACAGCCAAACGCTCGCCACCAGCGTGCTTGCAGGCATCCTTGCCGCGGGTGCAGCCGTCGGTGTCACCGAGCTACAGAAACGAGCCTAGCATGACCGTACCTGATTTCGCATACGCACCGATGCAGTGGCGTACCGTCGAGGCGTTCCGTGCGCATCTCCGCAAGCACAATCCCAACGTCGTGCCATGGGCACAGGGGATTGTCCTGCACCACACGGCATCGCCCGTCCCGTCCACATGGAAGGGACTCGAGTCGATTGAGTCACTCGCCCGATTCTATCGCCTCCACCATAAATGGTCAGCAGGCCCGCACCTCTTCATCTGTGCAGGGTCGCCCAATCCCGCCAACGATGGCATCTTCCAGCTCACGCCGCTCAATATGGTTGGCGTCCATGCGCGCGAGTGCAACAGCACCACGTGGGGGATTGAGGTAGTCGGCAATTACTCGAGTCAACCATGGAGTGACGCCACGACCTCACTCGTCATCGGTGCCGTGCATGAGCTGATGAGCTGGAAGGGCATCACGCCCAACCGCCAAACGCTGCTCTATCACCGTGAGTGCGTACCTGATACGTCATGCCCGGGTCAAGCTATCGTCGATCGCTTCAACTGGGTGCTCGATGGTGTGCAGTGGAGAATGCGCCGTGCATGACACCGCAATGAGTTGGCTCAAAATTATCTACCAACGCTACCAGCACTTCCTCAAAGGCCCAACGCTCGAGGTTGGCAGTATCAACATCAACGGCAGTGCCCGTGACGTGTTTGGTAGTTATATACCCTATACGGGCGTTGACATCGTGCCCGGGTCGTGCGTTGACGTGGTAGTCGATATCCGTGACCATGAGGCGGCAAAGCGTGTAGGGATTGGCATCTATCCGCTCATCGTCTCTACCGAAGTCCTCGAGCACACCCCACCCGCTCCTCTCCTCGACGCCATGCTCAACCACGCTCACCCACATGGGTGCTTGATGGTCATCACGTGCGCAGGGCCAACACGTCAAACACATAGCGCCGACGGTGCGCCCACACTCAAGCCGGGCGAGTACTATGCCAACGTCCACCCAACGCAGTTAACCGACTGGCTACGCACGCTTCCGGCCAAGGGGTGGTTCGTGGGGTGGTCGGACATCCGCACGAGTGCGGGCGATGGCGACACCTACGCTGCATGGTATATCCAGATGGTACCGACAATCGAAACGTCACACAAAAAGGAAATCGGATCATGATACAGAACGACCAGTGGATTATTAACCAAGCGCAGAATCACGGCATGATTGAGCCGTTCGAGGCATCGCAGGTGCGCATGACGCCTGATGGCAAACGTGTGGTGAGCTACGGTGTGTCCAGCTTTGGCTACGATATGCGTGTGGCAGATGAGTGGATGTACCTGCCGCACTTCTCGCGCGGTATCACTCGGCCGGTGATTGATGTCAAGCGTGGCGGCCTTGACGGCATGATGGTCACGCAAAAGTCGCCATCAATTAATCTCGGGCCGCATGCGTTTCTCCTCTGTCGCAGTGTCGAGTACTTCCGTATCCCACGCGACTGCATCGTGCATGTCATCGGCAAATCGACCTACGCACGCTGTGGCCTGTTCGTCAACGTCACACCACTCGAGCCCGGGTGGGAGGGTCACGTCACCATCGAGATTTATAACTCGACCGCATGTCCGATTACCATCTACGCACATGAGGGTATCGCACAGTGTCTATTCCATGTGGGGGATGATCCTGTCACGTCATATGCCGACCGCGCGGGCAAGTATCAGGGACAAACAGGTATCACCCTCCCCAAACTCTAAAGGGGAAATCATGAAAGTCTACCGCCATGGCAACCGATGGCGCATCAAGGCGCACGATGATGCAGGGATTCGGCGCTGGATGAGCTTTGATACCGAGGATGAGGCCATCGCATATGCCGAGCATATCGCCCAAGGGATTCGGCGCATCGATGATGTATGGAGTCGCCTCGAGGGCAAGTCCATCATCACACCACACCATGAGGTTGAGCTCCCTGCTGAACCGTATGGCCTTGCGTTCCTTAGTGATTTGCACTTTGGCAGCCCGCACACCGACTATCGACAGGCGCGCCTTGATGCAGAGGTGATACGAGACACCCCAGGGATGTATGCCGTGTTCCATGGCGACGGCATCGACAATTGGATCGTCCCCAAAATGGCAGGGCTCCAGCGTGGTCAGGCGGTAGACTTTGATGATGAGTGGGCACTCCTCAGGCGGTGGCTATCTATCCTTGGCGATAAGCTTATCATCGTGGTGGCAGGCAATCACGACAACTGGACGTATACCCTCGGGGGTATCGACTTTCTCCAGAACCTTGTTGATCCGGCCATCTTCTACGACCCACAGCAGATTCTTTTCACTGTCTCATCAGGTGAGCATCAGCTCCGTGTGTGCGTGCGTCATAAGTGGAGAGGGCAATCCATCCTCAACCCTACACACGGTATGGAACGAGCAGCACGGGACATTGACGCCGATGTGTATGTCGGTGGTCATACACATATCGCAACGCTGGCCAGACAGTTCACCGTACGAGAGCGTGATAGACTCGCACTACTCACGGGAACGTATAAGCGGTATGATACGTATGCACGGCAATTAGGGTTGCCACCGAGTCAGCACTCAGGAGCGGGTGCGCTCGTCATCGACCCACGCAAGGGTCACACGTTTATCAGGGATATTCGAGAGGCGGCCGACTACCTGACATGGAAGCGGCGCACAGAAAGGGTCGATGACGATCATGCCCAAGCTGGACATCGACAAGGACGCATTAGAACGGGCACTCGACGGCAATAACACTAAGGTCGCCGCACGCATCCTCGGTATAAGTGAGTCGAGTGTGCGCAAGTACCGTGATACATACGGACTCACCGTGTGGCGGACATGGAAGCGTCACGAGGTAGACTACCTCAAAAAGTACGCTCATACTATCAGCTTTGCCCGCATCGCAAAAAAACTCCGCAAAACCCCCACTGCCGTGCGTATGATGGCCAAGCGCCTTGGCATTGTCATTGATGTACGCGATATGCACACCACGATTGATGAGCTTGCCGAAGAGCTCGGTTGCTCTCTCCGTATGATTCAATCGATGATGCAGCGCGATGATGACCCACTCCCCAGTTTACCAATGCGCTACAACCTCCGTGATGCGTGGCGGTCATTTGACATGGATGCCGTGCTGGCGTGGCTTGAGCGTGGCCACATCCTACGATTCGACCGTGCGCCGATGAATCACCGTATGGGCAAGCTCTATGATACCGTGCGCCCGCGCTGGATAACGCAGGGCGAGATGCAGGCCATTGATCCATGGATTGGCGCTCAAAGCTTTCACGGCCAACGACGACGGGGCCCTCTCCCCAAGCCGCTGTATGTCGGCCTTCGGCGTGACCTCGCCCATGAATCGTACTATTACCTCCCCGATGTGTATCGACATTACTACACCTACGGCGAAACCATCCCCAAGGGCATCAAGTGCGATTGGCTGCAGGACATCCGTGAGGCGTGGGAAAGTGTGTACATCCAGAGTGTCGAGATAGAGCAGTACATCACACGAGGGATGACGTATCACTACCGACGATTCAAGAGCTTCCCTCGAGGACACAGCCGCTATGCGTATTTGCGGAGTGAGGTGGTGGACTGGTGTATGGCGAATGGCTTTCCCGATGTGGCACATCGTATCAAGCGGGAGGCTGTCACGTATCAGGAGCTCATGGGTGATCGGGCACGACGACAGCATACAGGGATGCGTCCACGGGATGTATATTCAAACTGATGACAGTATTGGAGCGTTGACGATGGAAAGTGAAAACAAAATGAACCGCTACGAGCTCCACCACGGCGACAACCGCACCGTGCTGAAAACGATGGCCGACAACAGCATTGACAGCATCGTGTGTGATCCGCCATACGAACTCGGCTTCATGGGCAAGCGCTGGGATGCATCGGGGATTGCGTATGATACGACGCTGTGGGCGGAGTGTCTACGTGTGCTGAAACCCGGTGGGCACCTCATCGCCTTTGGTGGCACACGGACGTATCACCGCATGACCGTGGCGATTGAGGATGCGGGCTTCGAGATACGGGATAGCATCATCTGGATGTATGGCAGTGGGTTTCCGAAGTCGCTTGATGTCAGCAAGGCGATTGATAAGCAAGCAGGGGCAGAGCGGGAGGTGGTGGGAAGAGGAAAAAAAGATGGTGGAGCATCAAATGGTCGAAAAAGCACAAGCGTAGGATATGTTTGTGAAACTAACGAATACGACATCACCGCTGAGTATGTGGACATTGCCGAGCGTCGTATCCAGTACTGGATGAATCAAAACCCGATGGAGCTGTAAGGAGGATATATGGCCACACGAAAGCAACGGCAGTCGGCCAAGGGCTCGACGATGACCGCCCAACGAGCACACCGAGCGTTCGAGCTGCGCAAGCTTGGATTATCATACCGTGAGATTGCCAAGGAGCTTGGCACTAGTCACCAGACCATCGCCAAAGACCTTAAAAGGGTGTTCGACGTCTACCTTGAACAGTCCCTCGAGATGCGAGCCTATGAGGTCAGCCTCGAGCAAGCACGCCTCGACGAGATGTGGGTGTCGGTGTACACGGACTTCAAGTCGGGCAACCTCAAGGCCGTCGAGCAATTGCTCAAAATCATGGAGCGACGGTCGAAGTTGTTAGGCCTCGACACCGTGCAGACATCCAAGCAAATCAGCGTCAGCGTGACGCCTGAACAGATTCAGGGGATGAGTGATGACGAACTCGCAAACCTCATCAGTCAGCTCGAACGCCAGTAAAATTGCCCTACTGGCCAAGCTTGAGCTAGAGCGCCGACGACGTACCAAACCCGGGCTCACGTTCCGTGGTGCAGCCGAGGCCATCCAATCGACGACGGCGCGCGAGTGGGTCATCTCGGGCCCGAGTGAGACCGGTAAGACGTTCGCCGCACTCTACAAGCTCCACCAGATGGCGCAGGCCTACCCGGGCAGTCGGTGGGTCATTATGCGCAAAACCGCCGAATCACTCACCACTACGGCCGTGCGCTCGTGGAAGCGGGTGATTCGTGCGCATGGCACCAAGCCTGAAGAGTTTGGCGGCACGCGTCCATACCTATGGGTCTATCCCAATGGGTCGGTGGTCAATACGGCAGGCATGGACAATCCCGACAAGATTCTGTCAGGAGAGTTTGACGGCATCTACGTCAATCAGTGCGAGGAGCTATCCAAAGAGGAATGGGAGACCATCACGACACGTACGACGGGACGCGGTGCCGTCACGCCACACCCAATGGCATTCGGCGACGCCAACCCAAAGGACCCCGAGCACTGGATACTCGAGCGCGCCCGATCGGGCCAACTGCAGATATACACGTCACGCCACGAGGACAACCCAAGCCTCCACGACGGTACCGACTGGACAGACCAAGGCCGACGCACGCTGGCCACGCTCGATGCACTCACCGGCACACGCTACGCACGCTTGCGCCTTGGCGAGTGGGTGTACGCCGATGACGATGAATCATTCCTCGGGTCAATCAGTATGTGGGATGGGTGCATCGAGGAGGCGCTCCCACCACTCTCGCCACGTCAGCCTATCGTGCTTGGCATGGATGCCGCTATTTCGGGCGATACCTTCGCGCTCGTGGGCGTTGGTCGCTACGGCGCACAGGCCGACCAGATGCTCGCACTCCGCATGGTCAAGGTGTGGGAGCCAAACGGCACACCACTCGACTATGGCCAAATCGAGCAGGATATCCGTGCCATCATCAAGCAGTACAATGTCGTGCAGATTGCCTACGATCCATATCAAGCGCATTATCTCGCACAGCGCCTATCGGATGCCGTGTGGTGTGAGCCATTCAGTCAGCAGGCGCGACGCCTCGAATCAGACGCCGCACTCCGTCAGCTCATCATGACACGCCGATTGGTGCACAATGGCGAACATACTATAGTACGTCAGCACTTAATGAACGCAAACGCGAAAGTGGACGAGACGGGTCATCGGCTTCGTATCGTCAAGAGGGATACTAGCAATAAGATTGATAGCGTTGTAGCATTATCCATGGCGGCACATGCTGCGCTTGGTTTAAATCTGTACTAGTAGGAGCACCCATGCAGATGCTCTCCTGTCTCTGCAGACACTGCCGAGCCAATCGGCGCTACCGAAACGCACGGGCCATCGCAAGCCGTGCCGCCCGACGTATCAGTAAGGAAATCATCCGCACTGCCACCATACGTCGGGATTGGGATTTCGACATTCCACGAGCGTATTATCTGCCAGCACAAGGATAGTATATGACCGATGACGCAATCAAGAAAAGTGTGACGCGCGACGATGGCCAGCGTGTTACGCAAAGCGGCGGATTCACTGTAGTAGTCGGGCCATCAACATGGGGGCAATTCCTCGGCGCTGGCCTCCTCGAGGGGATTAAAGGCGCAACAGGACTACCACCCTATGGTACCAAGGCGGCCGACGCCATCCTATCCGAAACGCCGATGATCGAGAACATGTGGTCGAGTGCGGTATCGACGGCCATCTCCAAGCAGACCGCCATCGGGTTTGAGATTTCCGACACGACCGAAAGCTCGCGCCGCATCAAGCAAGCGCAAGAGCTGATGCTCAATCTGGACGGCAACTACACTGCAGGACTCGCCAAAGTGTTGCGGGATTACCTCACCACGGATAACGGCGCATTTATTGAGATCGTGCGCTCGTCCAGTGCGGCAGGGTCAAAGGTCGTCGGCCTCATGCACCTCGACAGCCTGCGATGCTACCGCACAGGCGACCCGAAGTTCCCGCTCATCTATGTGGATATGCGTGGCCGTCAGCACGTGATGCGCGCTGATGACGTGTTGATGTTCGCCGACACGCCATCACCACGCACCGAGCACTACGGCATGGGTATCAGTGCAGCACGTCGCTCATTCGAGACCATCCTCAAGCTCACTGCCATTGAGACATACGTGCGTGAGAAAGTATCAGGCCGTCGCAATCTTGCTATCCATATCGTCAATGGCATCACGAGCGACCAGCTCGGGCAAGCACTCAACTCGAGCGCCGCCATGCAGGACCAGAAGGGCTACGTAGTCTACAATGGCTCGACGATCATTCCGATGATTCGGAATGAGACACCATCGATTGCCACGATTCCGCTTGCAGAGATTCCTGATGGATTCGATGCAGCGACTGAGCGAACCGACGCCTACCTGCGCTACGCAAATGCACTTGGCATCTTCGTGGGTGAGATTCAGCCACTCTCAGGGCAAGGACTCGGCACTGGTCAGCAGTCAGTCGTACTTGCGCAAGCGGCCGAAGGGCGAGGTCTGTCATCATTCCGTAAGCAATTCGCCAACGCAATCACCCATCAGGTATTCCCCGATGCAGTAAGTTTCTACTTTGCCGAGAGCGACCAGAAGGACCGCAAGGAGAAAGCGGAAACTCTGTCCGCTTGGGCAGGCGCACTCAAGCCTCTCATCGAGCTACAGGTCATCAGCGCTGCACAGGCGCTCAATGTCCTCGTGGACGATGGCTACCTCCCGCGCGAATTCCTCGCCACGGACTCCACGGCAGGCGGCGTAGTGACTGATAGCGAGAACATCGAGACGACCGCACAGGCTACGCAGATTGCCGACCAAGCACAGGCTGAAGCACAAGCGCAAACGTCAGCTGAAGCACAGGCCACGGCACAAGCGCCGACCGACGCCGAGAAAGCACTCATCCGTCTCAAGCAAACCGTGCAAGCACTTGGCAGTGACGCTGACCTCTTCTATCAAGGCGAGCCACCTGCGGGTCGTGCGCCGAGTGGCAGTGAGCTTGACCGCATGATAGATGACGAGCTCAAGAGCGCACTGCGACTACTGGAGAAGCTGACATCATGAACAAGCTTGAGGAATTGATTGCACGATTCGCACTCTACCTCGCAGGGCGCACCGCGCGTATGATGCGTGAGGGCGTGGATGGTGAGGGGAATGTCACCGACCTCGAATCCGTCCAGCGATGGTATGAGGATATGAAGCGTGAGATCGTGCGCTATCACACGGCAAGCGGGCTTCTCGGGTCGGGAGTGAGTGAGCTCAC